CAACAGATTAAAGATACCTTGTTGGCTATCTATGGCTTAGGGCAAATCAAAGTCTCACAGGGACTTAAAAACAACTTTAACCGCCAAGAGATTTATCAAACGCTGAAAAAGGCGATACCAGCATTTCAGGATGCCGTCAGTGACTTTAGCGTGTCCGTGGGTAGCTTGCCTGATCCCGTGTTACCAGAGCACTATTTTTACTTGCACCCAACCATTAACTTTACCGTGGCTGTTACTCAATTAAGCGATGCAGGGGGTGGATTGTGGAATTAACGCCCTTAGCTCCCTTACAAGCCAGTACCGACTATTGGGACGAAATAGACGAAAGCAGTATTGAAAATGAGTTAAAGCAGTTATTCATTGCCTTGTTTCAGCAATCACTACGCACCCAATTTAGGCGGATTGACCACTATGGCTATCCGCATTTGCTCGATGAGCCTGACTTTGAAACGGTACAGCGATTTATCAAATTAGAAGGATTAAGTCTATTGAACCGCGAAACCGATAATCAGCCGTATATGCGTGAAGTCTTTAGGGCATGGCGTGGCCAACATCCACGGCGCGGCTTAGGCTTTTTAGCGTTTTACTTGCAAATGCTTTGGCCTAATGCGTGGCAGATTACCCAATACTGGCACAGTGTTTCAACTGTCGGCAATTATCCGTATAACATTGTCCCTGATGAATTAGGGGGGAGCTTTTTAACAAGTCGTGTCGGCGTTACGCTTGACCCAGAATTAGTTACTAATTTTAGCGAGTTGGCTAAAATGACACCTGCATTAAAACGGGTAGTGCCTGCGCGTATTGTTTTGAGTTTTTCAATTAAAATTCCCCCATCCAATCCTGTTTACTTAGAGGTAGGTATGGCGTTTACACCAACTGTTATTTTGACGCTTGAAGATAGCGCATTGTTGTAACCCTCGCCAAAACACCCCTAAGCCACACCTGATAATAGACATAACAAAACCTGTTAAGAGATTTTATTATGTCTGTATCACCTGCCGATTTGTTGGCCAAGAATTACAAAACCGCGCAAGCATTGGGACAAAAAGAAGCCCAATGTGATGCCTATTTTGAAATTGAAGGCTATGAGAACTTAAAGTTTTTAGCTAAAACCTTTCCTCGACCTGTCTTAGCCAGTGCTGGCACGCTTGAATCGTATTTGCCCAATGGCGTTAAAGTTCAACAGCCGCAACAGTTACAAGTCGCGCAAACGCATGAAGTGAGTTTTTATGTGACTCGTGGCGGCCAAGTCGAAAAAGCCCTTAACGCGCTAAATAATAGTGGCGGCATTTTTCAAGCGACAGTACATTTAGGCCAAGTCGATAAACCTTATGCTAGTTATCCCTTAACCGATTGCTTTATCGCTGAAATCTCGCCGCTTGACCAAGATATTGAAGGCGTAGGTCAGCATGTAATGATGAGTGGCACGCTTTACTATCATTATTTTGGTGAACGTAAAGAGGCGTAATCCATGGCCGTTGCCGTATTAGTCACGGAGTTTATGGCTTCCCGATATACGGGAGGCTTGGTCTTGACCGAAGCCGAAGTGACGACGGCAATGGTTAAGGCGGTACGCTTTTTTGCGGGTTATGCGACTCTGGCACATTTTGCCAATCAGCCTACACCGATCACACCAACCGTCACACAAATTGACAGCACGGTGGCATTAACGACGAGTGAATGGGCAATCATTCAACCGTTGTTTAATGCCTACGTTGACCATGAGAACGCCATACGTTTAGAAGCGTCCCGTGGTTTAGGTTTAGATGTGTTTGGCCGTTCTGTCAGTGAATTAGCGGGGGCAATCACGCAGCTTGAGGCGGATTTACCGCGCAAGGCGTTTTATCAGCGCATACTTAGCGTAGGCGATTTAGATATATATGCTTATCCAATTCAGCAATGACACCCTACTACCCGCAAGTCATTTACTGTCGGCGGTATTGCGTACCGACTTAGTGCCTGTGCCTGTCTCCTTAGAGCTTGAGGTGCGGCATGATGACGAATTAGCAAAACAATTAGCCGAAGGTCAAAAAATCTTTGTCACTGGCAAAGCCATTGAATTGCAAATTATCAAGTCTCAAATTAAACAAAGCCCACAAATACCCGATAGGGGCATGATCCAAGTCACGGCGGTCTTGTCATCCTGCGTGGCTATTGGTTATAGGCGGCAAAAGGCGGTTATCCTTAAAAGCAATTCTCTGGGCGCAATCTATAAAGCTTGTGGTGCAAAGGTCAGCATTAAAAATGATTTTACCGTGCCATTGTTTGTGTCGTTTCTAGGGCAAGTTCCGTCTGAGATGATTGCCAAGGTATTGCAAGAAGAGGCCGCCGTGGTGCGTTTAAGCGGTAAGCAATTGGATTGTGTACGTCTAGCCGATTTAATGAAGCAAGCCCCAAAGTTAAGCCTACCTCAAGGCGTAGGTGAACAGATTGAGAGTGGATTTTTAGAACGGCATTTAGTCCCCAGTTTTTATTCAACGGGCGACAATCGGGCAGTCGTTAAAGGCAACACCAAAAAAGTGCGTGCCATGCAGTACACGCCACGGCATAGCGAACGCGCCGCCAATAACATGACCTCGGCACTCATCACCAAGCAAGTGCTTAACCTTAGCTATAACGACGATTACCAAGCAGGGGATGTGTTTAATATCGGCAATACGCCTATGGCCATCATCACGGCGGCGCACGTTTACGAAACGGAAAACGAAGGGGAAGGCGGCAATCAATACACGCGCCTATGGCTAGGGGAGCTAGAAACATGATGATGTTTAAATATCCAGCCGTGGTGGTGAGTTATGACGGCGGTACGCGATTAGCAAAGGTAAAACTAGAACCGTTAGATGAAGGTGCGGATACCGCACTCGATGCGGAGTTGCTTTACCCTTTGGGCGACAAGTCTAATACTGCGATTGAAGTCTTGGCGGATGATGCGGTATGGGTAGAGTTTGAAGCAGGTGATTCACGATACCCGATTATTGTCGGTTATCGCAACAAGCGAGAAGGCAACGATGATTCGACAAGGCGTTATCATCATCATGGTAGTTTTGAGATATTGGCGGACAATACCATTAAAATAAAAGGCAATGTGAAAGTGATTGTTGAAAGCGAAACGGTAGAAGTTATCGCGCCTACGGTTAAAGTAACTTCTACTACGGTTACAGTAGATGCAACAACAGTCACGGTAAACGCAACCAATACCAATATCACCAGCCTTGTGAATATCACAGGTAATACGTCCATTACAGGCAATTTAGCGGTAGCAGGGGCAATCAGTGGTACTGGCGGAAGTGGTGCGACGATTGCAGGTAGCGTGACTGTCTCAAGTGGTGATGTGGTAGCGGATGGTAAGAGCTTGAAAGGGCATACGCACCCTTATACCGATAACGGCATACCTATGGTAACAGGTACACCGACTTAACGTAACCCTCCCCAATTACCCCATTCTCAGCAAGCGACAATACACACAAGTCTTATCTTATGTGTATTGTCGCCATGCCTTCTAAAAACATCCCCCCACAAGCTGCAATCCCTAAGCCAACATGGAAGGAGCGCGCTAAACACTTTTTTATTGGCAAAGAAGACACCCCTGAAGCAGGCGCACTAGCCAACATTGACCTAATGGACGTTGAGCCAGTTTCCACGTCAATTTTGCTAGGTGGCAACAGCGAGGCGCGAAGCCGTCAACAAATTTACGCAAAATACCAACAAATGCAGCAAAACTCATTTATCAATGCAGGATTGCGCCTACACGTTACCGCTGCATTGGGTGGCCATGAAAGCAAAGGCGATGTGATTTTTATTGAATGTACGCCCGAAGCTGAAAAAGACCCGAAGAAAAAGCAAATCATTGACGATCTGAACCACGACCTAAAAGACCTACTGAATAAAAACATCTACACCTTAGCCTTTAACGCCGTGTCATGGGGTGATGGTTATGGCCGTGTCTATTCTCAAGATAAGGTCGGAGTCACTGATTTATTGTGTGATGAGATGGTCTTGCCGCCACTGGTTCAACCCTTTGAGCAAGGCAGTCGAACCGTAGGCTTTGTCGTTGGCACGGCCACTAATTCCAGTGGTATTAAGCTATCCACGACACAAATGATACGGGTAAAAATGCCGCGCACGCTCTACACGCCACAAGCACGGGTGATGCAAAAAGCCTTTAAGACTGCGATTTTAGAATGATTCGTCTAACTTGCCCTATTTGCCGTCATTGGTTGGCGGTAGCTTTTTAGAAGGCATAGAAGACCCCTACAATCATTTAATTATGTCGATTTCGGGCATGGTCGGCCAACGGATTCAAGACGGCATTGATGAAGCGTTGTTGACAGTCAATATGACGGACATGACTCATGAACAGCAAAAAGCAACAATGGCAAACCTTGAGCAAATGTTTGCGGAAACAGCAGCTCAAACAGCAAAGGCGGTGAAAGAGGGACGTTCGTTACTGGGAAAATTGCGTCGATTTATCCCTGTATGGAGCGATAAACAGCTTGTGCAATTACAGGGAGGTACGGGGTCGCAGCGTTCAGGCAGTATCACCATTGACGATGTAATGTTTCATGCCAAGCAGCTTTCGGGTGGATTAGGTATCGACTTAGCGATGTTGGGCTTTGCCGATTTGTTGTCGGGGGGTTTAGGTGAAGGTGGTTTCTTTAGAGTGTCGGCACAAGTAGCTGAACGCTCACGGATGATCCGTAATGCCGTGACTCAGACCGTGAATGATTTAATTGATATTCACCTGTATAAAAAGAGTGGCCTAGCTTTCAGTGATAACGACAGACCTTGGGCTATTAACTTTTACTCAGGCATTAGCGCACAACAAAAAGAAGCCCAAGACACCAAGTTATCTATGATGAATACAGGCGGCATCCTGATTCAAACCTTGGCGCAATTAAAAGATCTTGGTTTATCGCATGAAGTGGTTAAGCACTTATTATCCACACAAA